ACCATGCCGATACCCAGGGCATGGTTCTTTTCTTTTAAACCCAACCAATAATGTCACTACGATTGATAGTGATGGTATTGATACGTGATATAATGCCTTGCATTGTTGAGTTAAGATAAGTCTTTTCATCTGGTTCTTCCATATGAAACCATTTTTCTTGATATGCTGGAAGAGTAAAGTCATACCAGTGTGCAGACATGTATTCGTCTACTAATTTTTGTGTGATGTAATTTCTCCAGGTATCTCGTAACATATCAACCATCCATGGAGCAACATCATGAATCCGATCACTATAGTTCTCCATATCTGGTTCTTCTTTTAATAGATGCGATCCGTCTGTAACCGTATGTACCCCTGGGTCCCAAGGAAATGGGTCATCCTCGTCATAGTATCCCCAATTATTGATGTCGTTGACTATATCAAGCGTTGCTTCAATCTCAGCATAGTTGTAATTTAGCGCATTCCAATGATTTTGGAAGTGCTGACGAATGGTTTCCGGTGCACATCGTTGGATCATTTTCCAAGCACTTGCATACCAAGGTAACCAGTTGTTCTCGTCTTCCCGATATACAGGATAATGCACATCGTTTGATTCCCACGGAAAGAGATCATAGTGAATTGGGTCGCTTTTCATTTTTGATAACGGAACTTCATCAAATGGTCTTCCATGATGACCCCACAAATCATCATACACGGAATATGCCATAAGTTGCTTCTTAGTCTCCGGATCTTCTTCCGTATGGAAGTCTCCATAATAGGTCACATTGTATTTAGTTTTGTTGTAGTCGTCTTTGATATAAACCATAGTCGGTTCATGTGAATCTCCAACTGCCCATACGATGTTATTGGATGATGTGGTTAAATAGTTGAGACTACCGGACAACGTGAATGTAGTAGTTCCGTTATCAATTACGACTTCTGGAGTAGGAGACGTTTGTGAAAACGAAATTGAAGATGAGGTAGACCTATACGTACGCATTGTGCTAGTCAAATTATATGTCGTAAACTGCTCGGGTTTTGCAACCTTTCGTATGAGGCGCCTATCATTTTCCGCACATGCTTTACTTCGTTCACGTAAGTAATCTAAATCATACCAAGAATCACCAAGCCAGCAAATAACTGGCTTGGGTACTTTTTCGTTGAAGGTATACGGATTGGAAAAGTCACGCGATTCAGTCAGGTCAACTTTTGCATCCAGATCCATAGATTACATCTCCTTTAACTGCTGTTTTAATTTATCAATATCGGTTTCGGTAAAGGTTTCTGCTGGCAGCAAGATATCTTTTCCAGTTGCGTCTTTGTAAGAGTTAATCAGCTGATCCATGGTCAGATCGCAATACTCATCTACCCAATCGGCAATGAAGAACAGATGCTCTGATGGGATCATATTACCGTTGTCGCTTGGAACTAAGAAAGCTCCAAAGAGAATTGGGTCTTTGTCACGTTTCTCTTTTTCGACCTTACGAACGGTTTCGCCAGTATAGTCTGTATAAGCGACATAGAGCATATCAAAGTAGTTACGAGCTTTGTCGACTTTATCAATGACTTCATCCGGGACCATTCTCTGATACCGTTTCAGTTCGATGATATGAATCGGATTTGGTTCTTTCTTTTCTTTTGCCTGTGTTGCAATGTCAATGACCCATGCTTCTAAGTCTGTACGGTTAACGACCTGATCGTATCCATGAGCAACTGCATTTCTTTCACGGGTTAATAATTCCAGTTTTGTTACCAATGCCTGACCAAGTGTCTTCTGACCAGTAATGACACAAGTTTTTAACGCATTAGCCGTTGCATCGAACAACGCTTTGACGCTCTCAGATGTAATACCAGAACTCATATTCTTAATGTACTTGAAGTACTCTGATGGTGTCTTGATGTTTTTCGGATCGATGTTTTCACGAAGCCAGTCCATATCTGTCTGGTTGATACCTTCCACATATGTGGTTTCGTTATAGGAAATTTCTCCATCTTCTACCATACGATCGACATCTTCTTTGGTATATGCTTTATGTAAGTCGATGACACGCTTGTCCGTTTTGTAACTTTCTGGATCTGGATCAGGAATTTTAGCTGGTTCCTCATCGGTCTTCTTTGGTTCTTCTTTTGTTTTTCTTGGTCTACCAATTTTCTTCTTTGGCTGTAATTCCTCTGGTGTTTTTGTTGTGTTTTCCTCTGTAGTTGTTTTTCTTCTTGGCATAATAATAGCCCTCCTTTGTTTAATATTCAATTAGATAATATATAGCTAAAGGGTGGAGAGTCTCCACCCAATAGTATCAGAATTTAACCATACGAGAAATTCCTTCTGTCTTTCGATTGACAGATCCTCTAGTTTTTCCTTCCTCTAAAGTCTTGTACTTAAAGATCTTTAAAACCGGAATAAACGGAGCTAAGATATTATTCACCATTGTGGTCATATCAATATATGGAATTGCCCAATCTGGAATTTCCGCATTGGATGGAATCGCTAAGACGTTCATTCCTTTGGATTTATACTCAAAATGACCGGTATCATCAATCAGACCCTCGTATTTTTCTTTGACCCATTTATTCCAAACTTTGTATGATTTATCTTTGAATTTGGATTGGTATTCCTTTGGGATCATCTTCCACCATTCTTTGGATTTTTGTACCTTTGGATCATTAATGTAAGTAACACCTTCCGCGATCCATTGTCTAGTTACAAACATGCCCGTGGTATCATTAAAGATTCCATCGTAAATCCTATGATATATTTCTGGATGTGTTTTGGACAGTGGTAAGATATCCTCTGGCTTGAAGATGTTCATCTTAAGCATTCCGACTTTGCTTGGAAGTTCAATCAAGTTATCTGGATTGATGATATTCCAAGCTGCAACTGCTCTTACCGATGCCTGTCTGGATGGATCTGCATATCCGGCTAACTCTTTAGCATTACCGTTTGGTAAGAACTTATTTTCATGGTTCTCGATGGATCGAATGATCTCATCACGGAATGCATAGATTTCACCAATGATCTCTCGAAGTTCAATTTCATCACTCATTAAAGCATGATCTTTGATGATTCGTGTAAATACCTGCTCAGCGTATTCTGAACAGGTTGCTTTCTTAAAGTCAAATCCCTTGATATCTGTCTTTGGTGGATTGATGACATTTCCTTCTCGAAGTAAGATGGAACTTAAGTAACGTTTCTTGGTTTCACCAATAACCAAAAGTCCAAACATAAACTCATTCTTCATGGCATAACGAGATCTATGCTCTTCTGGAATATTGGAATGAATGCCATAGCTTTCCAAGATATCGGCAACCGCTGTTGTAATCCAGTACGTTATCATATTGACACCGATATAGACATTGGATTTGTAACTACGCCCATAAGCCATCGCATCTTTTCCATCTGGGAAATAGGTTGCGATCATGTAACGCATTAAGGTATCTAGTGATAGGATGTTAGAGTCTGTATCGATGACTGTTACGGTATCACGTTTAAAGTTCTTTAATCGATAGATTCGATCAAATGCCATATATGGCACATAGACATAGGTCATCATTGCAGTTGTCAACACCTTTAAGGAATCCATGATTTCTTCCGGTGGACTGTTTGGGTCAATGAACATCTTATGATTGACAAACTTATTCCAGTCTTTTGGTTGTTTTAAACCAGGTCCATATTCCTTGCGAAACTTCTTTGGGATCTGGTCCATCCAATATGGATCTTTTGGATTGCCGTGTTTATCGACTTCAATGGTATCGTAGTTTTCTACACTTGCATAGAGTTTGTCAATTTCGTTTCGTACACCCTCATGATCTTCGATAAATCGAAGCATGTTATTCTTGTAGTAAAAGTATGGTCGTATCTGCTCTGGTAAGTGCTCGACCATCACATCAATCATCTCTTCTTCCTCTGGATTGAGGTCGATGATCTTCATTTTGAATCGTGCAGCTAAATCTTCTGCACTGACTGGTTTTAAGAAGTCCAGATTGATATCATCTTCGTGGGCTTCGTATTCATTCATAACAAGTTCCACCCAGTTACAGAACTCATCAAAATCTAAGAAATTATAGTTGTCTGCCAAAAATGCTTCAAATAAGTTCTCTGTAGTCGATATAACCGATTGCGCGGATAATGTTGTTGCCGGACCTGACCAAGTTGAATAGAAGGAACTGGTCTTAGCTCCGGATCCACCATAATCATGTGTAGACTATATCTTCATCTCGATTTCTCGAGAGCTATCCATTTCGGTATAAAACCTACATTTCGTCCACAATTGGACCTACTCGCTTCGTGTGGTATTTCAACCACCTTATTTTCGGGTTACCCCTAGCTTTCCCTAGTCGTTGAGCGGATCTCTTATCTAGTAAGAGACGTCGCTGCGGATTATCCAAATACTTACGTTTTTACCGAACCTTAACCATTACGTCTCGCCCTCATCTGTATCGCTACGATGAGTTGGTAGTAAGTATTTATCAGAACTTCCCGCAAAAGGATAGATTTTCTACGTATGTCACCATACGCACTCCCATCATGGTTTAGGAGTTCGCGCCGACCTTCTTGTTCTGCTGTTTGATATCGAGGTCTTTGTATAATCGTGACGTTACGTCTTCTACAGTGAACATTTTCTTTTTGATTTTCTTACGGTCTCCTAAGAAACCTAATAACATGTGATTTGCTGGATTGGCTTGTTCATATTGATTCTTATAGAACGTCCCGTTACCAGCCATAATTGGTTTTCGTTCAAAGGTCCAATCTAGTACCGATAGTAATGTAGTTTCTCTGTATTCTTCGGTATAGTTGTTATCAAGACCAACTCCAGGGCTTATCCCCTGGTCAAGAATCATATCATCTAAAACGTCATTTAACTCTTCTTTCGTAATCGAAGGATCTATTCGTTTTAGTGAATGACGCATTTGTTTTTTGTACTCTTTGATGAACTCACTTTTTTGCAGCATCGTTTTATTGATACGCATGGGTTCTTGAGTAACTTCTATGGTAGCTTGTTTCCCCATAATGATTGTAACTCCTTTGCTTTTAAGATTAAGAGTTTGTGCTAGATAAACTGTGTTCCCATTTCTAATTGCCAGACATTCTTTTAATGATTTTACTTAAGAACCGAAAATAGAAAGGGGATAGAAATCATGAATAATTCCAATAACACTCCTTCCTTCGAAGATATGATTACTGAGATGGTAAACAACGCCATGGACTCAGTTATCGGGGAGGAACCTGCAACAGAAGAACCTGTTGTAGAAAATGCAGATACAGAAGCCGAAACATCTGAAGAGTCTGAAGCAATCACTGAAAATGACGACAGTGATTACAAAGACACTGGTATCGACATGGACGACGTACAGAGACAGTTAAAAATGGAATCTGACGATGACGATGATGACCTGGACGATGATGACGATGAAGACGACGATGATGATATTGACGATGATGACCTGGAAGATATGGCAGATGACATCGCAAATATGTCTGACGACGACTTAAACGACATGGCTCATTCCTTAAAAGAGCCTCCAGTTCCAGAAGGTCCGGAGGTTTCTTTAACTCCAGATGAAGAACAGCATGCCGATGACCTGATGCAGGTAGCTGGTGCTGCTGCATTAATCCGTGGGGAGATGAACGCAGAAGAGCGTACCTCTTTAGTAGAATCTGTATCTGATCTTCGTGTTGGTATGACAGAAGGATTCTTTAACGACAGCCTGATTATGGATCTGAAAGAATCTGTAGCCGATGTCACAATGGATGATGACGATGCGTTTACAGAGTCTAAAATCTATAATAAGACAACTGTCAAGATGAGCAAGAAAGCAAGATTAAACCAGCTGTTTGAAATCGCTGTAATTACTTGTGCCCGTGCTCATAACGACCCATCTTATATGAAATATAAGAAAGCTTGTAAGATCAAGAAGTTCTATCGTGCACAGATGCGTCAGAGATATCGTTCTGAAGCAACCAAACGTATGAAAGTTCTGTTTGCAAGATTAAAACAGTCCAAGAGCCCGATTATCAAGAGCCTTGGAAAGAAAGTAGACTAATATCTACTGTACCGTGGAGACTCCTATTGGGGTTTCCACGGTTTCTTTGTCCTCCACATAAATAGTATATAGATATTATCCGTAAAGTGATTTTACGTATTTATACATAATTTTCGTGAATCAGAGAAATAAAATACCTAATACATCTCATCTCTGATCCGAAAAGTAAATAGGATTGAAAGAGATCCACACAGGTAATTGATCTCCTGGGTAGTCTTTTGATTACCAAAATTGTATGATCCGGTGGCGGGCAATAGATCCCAAGAGCCGTTGGAGGGCACTATGTCATTCTTCAAATCAAACACAACTACAACAACAACCGAAACTACAAACACAGCAAACCAGGAAACTGGAAATAACAATGGCGGATTACTGAAAGGCTTAGCAATCGGTATCGGTACAGTAGCAGGTATCGGCCTTGCAGCTTTCGGTGGAACGAAAGCGTATAAGCATTTCCACGTCAAAGACGAAAATCGTCTTGACGACGTAACTGATAACGAAACACCTGCAGAAAATGCAGAAGATACTACAAACGAAACAACAGTCGAAAGCTTCAATGAAGTTGATACTGAGGAACCTGCAAACGAAGCACCTGTTGAAGCTGAAGAAGCTAAGACAGAAGAAACTGCAAACGAAGCACCTGTTAAAGCTGAAGAAGCTGAAACAGAAGAAACCAAAGATTCAGAAACTGCTAAAGCTGAAGAAGCAAAAGCAGACGTAACTAAAAACGTAGCACCTGCTAAAGCAGCAGCAACTAAAGAAACATCAACCATGAGATTCGAAAGACTGCTCGGTGAAGCAGTTTCACGAATTCCATACGACAAACCAGAATCAGTTGATCTTGCATTCTATATTCGCTGTATTGGTGGATATCTTCATGAAATCGACATGGATGATGCAGGGAATACTGGTAGATTCGTTATTGCTGAACAGTGTTTGGCAATGACTGATCTTGTTAGTAGAGCTATTATCCATATTGGCTCTACTAATATCAGCGATCTTGATGAATATCGTGGTGTCTATGGAGACATTAAACGACTCCAGCAAGAATTTAAAGCCAGCAAGATCATGGACTTTACACAGAAACCAGAACTGTGCAAAGAAAAATTTGAGGAGACTTTGAACATGGTAGCTCAGAATTTAAAGCTCACAAAAGAAATCCTCAAAATGAAGGAAGCAAAACCAGCAGCTTCCAAATCATCTGCAGGTGAAACTCAGACTGTAGATAAGGCAGAGGGTGAAACCAAGACCTCTACCAAGAAAGTTACAGGTGAAACTAAGACTGTAACTAAGGCTGCTGTTAAAAAGCAGACAAAAACCAAAGCATCAAAAACTGTTGATGCTTTATCTGCTATCAATCAGTTTGCAGAAACCAGCTGTGAAGAAATGGTGAAATCTTCACTTAAATCTCTGGCTTCTCTGGACTATGTTCTGGATGTTAAGGACCAGAAACCATGCGAATGGTTACATGAAGTGGCTAAGCATGTAGATTCTAACATTGACGGTTTACTGAAGACTAATCATGCAACAGAAGCATTCAAACTCACAAAAACAGCTAAACGTGATATTGAGTATGCTGTTAGTGAAGTTGCAGAGTACATGATAATTGTTATATCTAATGCGGCTACAGTTGAAGACTTAGATAATATAAAAGCATCTGTTGCAGCATTATCTGACAGTATCAAACTGAATCATATCAAGGTTTACCAGGCAACTATTAATCGAATCAATGATGTGAAAACATCATTAAACAACATGTATACTCAGATCAAAACTGCAGCTGAAACTAAGACTGCAGAACCAGTTGTAGATGAAACCCAGGCTACAAAAGAGGTTCCGAGTGAAACCAAGATCGGAAACTCTGAAGTCCTTAGTGATGACGGTGAAACCGTCACATTAAAAGCTTCTGTACCAGAAGATTCTGTACAGAACGTAATGGACGTAATCGATATCGTTTCTAAGATCCCAAACAGAGAGAATCCAGAAAAGAACGATATGCCATATTACATCAGAGTAATTGGTGGTAAAATCTCCGGAATCACAGAACCTGAGGCGACCTTCCTTGCATACAACGATAAGACAAAATCAAATGATTTTATCGACGCGTGTGTCTCCCTGTGCAACATGGTTGGTACCGGGATCTGTAATTTAGCAGATCAGAAATCCAATCCGATCGGAAGCCTTGGATGGATCAATCGATCCTATGATGAATTAATCGCATCTGGGGTTATTGATAACACCTATAATCCGCAGGCTATGCGTGATGTTTTAACAAAGGCTCGTGATGAAGCAACACGCGTGTTAGCAGATATGGTTAAGAAATCCAATGAAACTCAGGATGAAGCCAACTCTTCTGGTGAAACCAAGACAGAAGAAACCCTGACATATACAATGTCAGACAAGATTCAGGAAGCAGTTCAGCAGTCTGACGAGACTGCTGCTACTACCGAACCAGAATCTACAAGTCAGGCACCGATGAGTCCGGAGGCATCAAGCCTGGCTGCAAAACTCCAGGAAGTAGGCAAGCTTATGCGTGCCGAAAAATGGAGTGATGCTTCTGAGTTTTATAAAACTCAGCTTACCCCATATCTAGCAGACGATGGATTAACAAAAGAGCTGCGCGAAGAAATTATGAGCATCAAAACAAAAGCAACAAATATGATGATGTCTCAGAAGCAGCTGGAAGCAAAGAAGAAAGCAGCATCTGCAAAAGCTTCTAAGAAAAAATCTTCAAAACGTCGTCGCCATTAATCACATAAATAGAATCTGAAAGGAGGTGATCACATATGAGAAAATCCCATAAGATTCTTTATGCAGTTATTAATGTAACTGCATTTATTGGAGGATGCCTCGCTATGGGTATCGCTCTACAGGACCGTGAGTAGCAAAAGAAAAAGAGCTCCTTCCATTAGGGAGTTCTTTTTTTGTTTTATTTCGGACAATATCCTATTAGACAGAAAGGAGAGTCATTATGAACTTAAAAGAACAGCTAGCACTTCGTAAAGTTGCTACCTATCGAATCAATTGGATTGAACGAAAATATTTAAAACGGAGAATGGATGCATGCTCTGCGATCTTAACAAGAGTGGAAACCAAAGTGGATAATTTATCTGGTATTTTGAATATCAGTACTGAGGTTGAGACACTATATCGTTCTCCGTTATTATGGTATACGTTTAATAACATCATCGTCAGTCTTCGTACCGCTTGGGATGAAATCCATCCTTATCCATTCAAAGAAAACGATATCGTCTATCCTGGAAAGTATGTGGATGAGATGGATGAGTTATCCTCTGCGATTTTAGGGTGGGCACAGACTGCGGTTATTGAATTTAAGTTAGATGCGGTTATTGAAAATAGTGCGCATCTGATTTTTGATAAGCAGGATACCGTACCACCATTATATGTCTCCCATTTTGAGATCATGATCAAATATCTAAAACGATACGTTAAGGATCATAGTTTCGATCCCCTTTGCTTATTTACACCATCATCGTTAAAAGCAGCAAAGAAACTAATTGACTATGCGGAATCTTCAGAGTCTTATGAGACATCAGTTCCGTTAAAAACAGAAAGTGAGGATTCTTTATGAGAGAATTTGGAAAAAGTGAAATTTTTAGATACAAGTGTCCAATCTGTGGATCACTCAATAAACGAATGATTCCAGTTATCCTTGGACGGTCCCTAACAGCAGTGTTTGATGATCCAAAATGCATTGATAAGTATATCTTACAGTGCTGCAATTGCGGTCACCAGGATACCTTTGTTCGTCCTGGTATTCATAGACCCGTTATCTCCGAATGCCAGCAGGAAGCACAAATTCAGAATCAGAAGTGTTATGCATTGAACAAATGCGAATTAACCCAGTGCCCACTCTATGGAACTTATACTGCAGATAAGAACTCGGGTTACGATGATGAGCAGGGTTCTGATGGCGACAATAAGGGAAATGGTTCCAATACTAACGGTTGTGGTCTTCCAAACTGTGGTTGTGGATCTGATTGTAACTGCAAAGCACATTTGGGTGTATATGCCGATAGCAATTCAAACCATACGGAACTTAAGATTAAAGTTGACCATAAAGATGGTCGAAAATTTGTTTAATCACGGAGGACGTATTTTACATGAGTTACTATATACCTGACTTTGAACCAACAGAAGTAGAGGCAGAAAAGCTTCTGGCAGATGCACCGTTATCCCTATTAATGCAAGGGATTGAGACGCAGTTTGATGATCCATTTGAACATCGAAAACGTGATTATGTGCAAACCTTCATCACGAAGTATCATTACTGCCGCCAGTATGAAGACGAAGAAACCAAAGATGAAATTGACGAGTATCTTGCCAATTTCCTATCTTTTTTTGATGATTTGATGCAACGCGAATTAGGAGTTGGATATCCCAACTTAAATGATATGAATACTGACGATGCGTTGGAATTAATACATCTATCCTATCGCTTCTTTATCACAAACATCAAAAAGAACTTTGTGAATCTGGTAACCAACTACTTTACGGAACACAAGAGTGACCTGGCTTCTGACTTAGAAGATCGTAAAGATATTACGACTTTAAACTTCAAAGATCAGATCGATGACCAGGAAGACATTCTGATCTTGTCAAACATGGACAAAGTTATAAGAGAAATCCTCTCAACCGATATGGATGTAGATGAATTTTTCAAATACGTGGACGATCCAGACAATATGGAACTGGAATTCGTCAGCGAACAGTATGACCTATTTGAGATCACCGGAAACTTTGTAGCTGATTACATTGAAATGGTGGATGAAGATTTCCGTCATACTTTGGAATCTAAATTAAGAAATCACATTTTGAAAAAATACGATAACCGTAAAAAACTGAAAAAAATTATTAAAGATGGCGAAGACGCAGAAGACGATTTAACAGATGATGACGCAGAAGATTAATTAAGAACTTTTAATTTGTAGTGTTATATTATTTGACTGATACATAAAAAATCTATTATTATATTTAAGGAGGTACTGATTATGCCGTACAACAACAATCAGCAGGGCGCAGGTCCTAACATCAACACAACACTTACTACCGTATATTCTCCGGAAGCACAGCTTACTGTCAAATGCTGGAACAGATTCCTGTCCTTAGAGTTTGCAAGAGCTGTTGGAGAACCAGATGAGAATGGTTTGTCCCAGTACGACAACGATTCTTCACACCATATCCGTACATCACTCACATACGAAAAGTGCGTCGCTTTGAAAAAAGAATATGAAAAGACACTCCGACCAGCCATTCTGGAAGGAACTCCAAAAAGTATTTCTGTAAAAATCCGTACCAATACCGGAGAACGAAAACTGTTTACGTTAGGATTCAATGGAACCAATCCCTTCATCCGTATTGGTTGGCAGTTATCTGAAACCTTTACAGGAACACCGAATAATTTCTTAGATATGAACTTACGTCCGGTCGAGGTATTAAAAGACTTTAACATCTTAAATGGAGAAGCCGAGCCGGTGATCGAGACTTATGTAGATCTTGACAAATTCGTTGAGTGTTTAGATGCCGTTGGTGTAAAACCACTCTCTGTTTCTCATGCAATCCGTTTCGGAAATGCGGTATATAGTTCTTATGCAAACAACCGTATGTCTGGCAACAATGCAGCGTATGGACGCGGTGGAAATCAGTATGGAAATAACCAGTACTCCAATAATAATGGTTATCAGAATCGTAACAATAACGCGTTTATGCCGCCAGCTGATTTAAACATGGGTGGGGATATGAACGACGCATTCCCATTCAACTAATAAACCTTGGAAATGGACTAGCTGAAAAGTTAGTCCATTTCTTTTTTTTGAATAGAAAGGAGAACCCTTATGAAAAATCCAGTTATGAAGGTATATCGTGCCTATGACGAGATGTTTGTAAATTCCAAATCTCTGGTCATCGAATATCACGATGTGTTACGTGCGCAGTGGTTTGCAACGTTACAGTGTCTTGTCAAAACAGATGCAGTCGATGATTTTTTTGATCTGTCTTATTTAAAGACGATGGACGGAAACGAATTATACGAATGGTATGTGATGAGAGAACATCAGAATTTCTTACTTGATCTACCATGTAAAACACCATTTGAGTCAATGGAAGAAAAAGAAAAGGTCTTAGACCAGTTCTTATTTAATATCGGGGAGATCCCCCAGTTATATGCAAGAAATGTCACATTAAACTTCCATGATATTTTTTTAAATCTCTTACGGGATGGAAAAGGGATGGTTAAACACATTTACATCTATGGTGGAAAGATCAAAGATCCACTACTAGAAGCACAGGTAAAACAGGAGTACACAAACGACGTTGATTTTTTATATGGAGATTTTGGAAAATCTCTGGAAGGCATTAACAAGGACGCTACGTATGTTTTATCTGATGTGACGAAAGTTTCTGACTTAGTTACCGTTGGACGTATCGACTTCGCATCGGTGTTAGTTGCTGATGGATTTCGATACAACTTTATGGAAGATGAAAACGATGGTTTAAAAATCGATGAAGATATGATCTTCAAAGATCATACTTGTCGACTGTCTTTTTTCAATAACTTATTAATTCCAGAGTTATTAGATGACGATGGGAATCGTATTGATCCCGCTACTGGTAGAATCTTAGAAGCGAATCGACATTAATAATCATGGTAACACAAATTTAACGAATTTTTAAAAGGAGGCTACTTATGTTTTTTGGAAAGAAAAAACAAAATGAAGAACTCATCGAAGCAATTACACAGCATACACGTATGTGCGATGCACGTGCTTCTGAACTTGCAGATATGTGTAGGAAATGGCGCGAGGAGCGCATGGGGGAAGATCTCAAAAAAACAGAGGAAGAACCCAAACATGCTGTGTTAGATCCAGTGGAATTAAACGTCATTTCAAAAGATACGTTTGAAGAAGCTGCAAAGCAGGTCTTTGACTCTTATTCTGAGACACTCGCAAAATCCTTTGGTCCATATGGTGCACCAACTTTGATTTACCGTCATCCATTTTCACATGTGACAAAAGATGGTTACACCATTGCAACCAGTTTATCTACAAACGTTGCAAAGACCTATACCAATCAGGCAATCGCTAATATGATGACCGAAATTTGTGGTCGTATGAATACTGCGGTTGGTGATGGTACTACAACGGCTATTGTTGCAACCAATAACATCTACAGATCTTATCTGCAGAAGAAAAACTGGTTCGAAGGAAAAGGAGTGATGTCACGTAATATTCTGGCTACATTTGAAGCACAGAAGAAAGCGATTCACGAACAGCTGTCCAAACATGCAACACCAATTCATGTAGATCTTCCGGTTACAGACGAAGACGATATGGTTCAGTATATCAGAGACGTAGTCAATATCTCTGATAACGGAGATGATACCATCACAAACACACTGGCAGATCTGTATAAGAAATTTGGAATGCCTTGTATTACTTGTGATAAGTCTGTGGATGGTATTGAGAAAGTAGAAGTCGTGGAAGGATACCGTGCACCGTTCTTTATTACAGATAAGATGTATATCAATTCTGATGATAAGACGATGCAGCTTGATGAAGCGGATGTCTTAGTCTTTACTTGTAAAGTAACAGAAAACATCTACGAATCCATCATCATGCCAACTCTGCAGCTCTCCGAAGCAATGGGAAAACACCTGTTGATGGTTTGCCCATCGGTTGATGAAGTCTTATTAGACCGTGTCATTGCTCCACGTTTAACTGCGGAATACAAACAGCGTCATGACAACTCTCTGGTTATTTGCTGTTATAAAGCTGCAAACTCATACCAGAGAAAATCCATTGAAGATTTTGCAATGCTTTGCCATACCCAACCAATCAGTCGAGCAACTGCAACGGCTATGATTCAGGCAACCACTCCAAAAGTGCCAATGCCTGGAACAACCGAAACTGGTGCACCAGCAGAATACAACATGTATGAACTGCTTGGATTCTATCGTACTTGGTGCCCGACAACCTATGTGCAGCTTGGACTCAACGGTGAACGTATGAGCTTAAAAGTCTTACCACATTCTCAGAATCTGGATGCCGAAAGAAGCATGATCATCAAATCAAAAGAAGTAGGTATTATTGTACCAGGTCTTCCAGTACGTGAAAAAGATGGAGAAGTATCTGTTGTAGATGAACCAACCATCTTAGAGATTGGATACTGCAAGGATCTGGAACTCGGTGAGAAAACTTCCATTATTCGTACTTTCTTCTACGATCAGGCAATGTATGATTTACATCTGCGTGAAGCGGAAGATAACTTACGTGAAGTCGAAAACAAGTATAAGAAACTTGGTACATTTAACCTGGAGATTACCAAAGCGCAAGAAAGACTCTTTAGTCTCGGTTTACAGTTAGCACACATCGAAGTTGGTGGAGATTCTGAACTTGCGATTGGTATGCGTAAAGACGTCTACGACGATGCGATTAAAGCAGCTGCGTCTGCTTATAAATATGGCATCATTAATGGATGTAACGTCTCTACTATCACTGCAATTGAAGAACTCTTACAAGGAGATGATCATAACGGCATTGACCGTGAGATCTTGGTACTGATTCAGGATGGCTTCATTTACACCTACAAAACCGTATTAAACAACTGGATTCCAGAAGAGAGAGTGAAACTTCACAATTTCACAATTGATGAAATCGAAGATACCATTGGGCTGGTTTACGAGAATGCAGAAAGCGTTTTGATGCAGATTTGTCAAACACCGATGCATCGGTTATTGGGCTGCTCCAAACAGGATAGCTACATCGTATTCAAGGATATCATGACAAAAGTGTATACTAGATATACACGTAGACGTCATTTATTCACTGGAACTTGTACCTCTACGGATGAACCTACGAATTTCTCTTTGTACGACATCCTTGTGGAATACTCTATCGCAAACGATACCGTATTTGATGTGGTGAATAAATGCTTCAGTAAATCCATTGTCAACAGCTTCCAGACAGACGATGAGATCTTAACTGCATCCGTAGACTTATTAAGTCTTATGATTTCTGGCAACCAGATGATTGTTACACAGCGTAACAGCTTTTGAGGTTAATTTATGCAACAGACATTAGCAGAGTTCCTGCACGCCCCTTTCGGGCGTCAGGACCTCGAAGTAAAGAAATTAGACTATGATCGTAAGTACAACGAGTATTTACGAGACAATAAGATCCGTATGGAATCCTTTACGGAAATCGAAGGATCTTATTACTATCATTTGACGGTACCATCAGAGTCTGCCAAAGACACCGGGTATCGATACGACGTTGTCATTCGTTTTTATACTCCGAATGATAAGGTCGCAAGAGAATCGACATTAAAGAATTATTGTGTGCAGTTCTTCTCGAACTCACCAAGTTTTATTTATAAATACGCCGTACTGTATAAGAGAAATGGAGCGTTGATTGAAAGCTTATACGATAAGCTTAATCCAGAATACGCAGACACTTTACCAGAAAATACCAACAAGACGTTGGAGGTTAGTTTCGATAAATCCATCTACTTTACAGTACGGTATTTATTAGACCACAGCTTCCGATACTTATCAAAGATCGGTATGATTATGCGGTTAAAGAAAAGCCCTCATGCGTTCTTTACGGGTATTCGAGATGTTGAAACCGTAAGACTCGAACGCATGTTAATCTCTGAGGAGAAACGACTCCAAAAAGAAGAGAAACGGTACAAGGATAAGAAAGGTCCAAAAGCACCGGCAGATCCATCCAAACGAAATGCCATCAAAGATACCCTGGCGGATAAATCCAATCCAGGGATTCGTGTGGTCAATCCAAAGAAAGCAACGAAACGGACCTCCGGTCTGTCTGCTTCTAAGAGAGTGACCAAAAAACGAGCAAGTCGTACGACGTATCGTCCAATGTAAGAAATGGTGATATACTATTTTTAAGGTGCTACACCAAATACATAACAAAGGAGACAGAAATTATGCCACGAAAAAAGAAAGTTACAATGGAAGAACCAGAGGAGGTGGTTACCTCTGGGGAACCAACGGAAGAAACTCCTTCCGAACCACCTGCCGATCCAGGAAAGCGAACCTCTAAGATCAATACTTGGAGACCTGGACCAAAAACCACTATCGTCGAACGTGATGGAAAGATCTTTGTCGTAAACTTCGATAAAGTCTTTAATAGCATGAAAGACACGAAAGGAAAAAATGGTGGAAACTTAAACAAGTTAAAGAAGTACAACCGTTTTGTCATCAACAAAACCAGCTATGAAAACCAGTTGGATATCATTACCAGATATACCAACTTCTTCATCCATTTCTATGATCCTGAACAGGAGCTGGTGACGGCGTACTTAAGACTTGCTATGGCGATGGATCCCGAAGTATCTCATAACATGTTTGGACCTAATGACATGCATGCATTTATTGATTTCCTGTATCAGACCATGTTTACCAAAACGATGGTACAGAAGATCAAACAGATGGTTGAAGACAACTATCTGGATGACATCGAGAATAACTCCGACGAGAAGAAAAAATATTATAAGGCAAACGAAAAGAAGCACCTGGAGAGTCTGGAATTTACCAACCAGCACATCAAGATCTTATTAGCCATCTCATTTGGTATGAAGATCTTATGCCCAGTCATGTTTCATTTCTGTGCGTCTAATGGAATTAAGATCGATAAGACCAACTTGGTAATCTTTACGTTCTATGAGCCGTTATTTGACTTATTCAACGAAGACTGTAACATGTACAACAAATTGTACGTTTATGTGAAAACAAAGGTGCTCGAGTCGAACGCCAATAACTCCACGATCTTTGAACAGAGGGAGATCTTCGGAGTCGACTTATACTCTGTAATTACACAGTTCACGAAAGTGGTATTGATTTCTGAAAACTGTGCAAAATATAAGTTCAACGAACACTGGAATGCGAAGCAAAAGAAATACGCGGAGAACGTGGTTGGGTTAACAAAATGGCTCAACTAAAACTCCTTTTTATGCGGGGATGTACTTGTTAGGTTCTAGCTACTAACCAAGGGTGGTGACATACCTTGGGGCAAAGGGTAACTCCGGAGATATAGTAACAATGCTAGAAATAGAGACAATCCGCAGCGAAGTATCTCACATATTTATATATTTTGAGACGTAAACGAGTTATAATTAATGGTGAAGAAACACGATATGAAGTAAGTGACACAGGAATCGTCTTTAGTATCAATAAATCCGGTAAGGAAAAGATTCTAAAGCATTTCATTACAGACGATGGTTACCATCGTGTGGTTATACATCTACATGGTGTGAAGTACACGAAACAGGTACATCGTTTAGTGGCAATGGCGTTTATCCCAAATCCAGAGAATAAACCACAAGTAAACCATATCAATGGAAACAAAGATATCAATACTGTGGAGAACCTGGAATGGAATACGCCAAAAGAAAACATCGAACATGCCTGGGCACATGGGTTATCCCATCCAGCGTATTGCGAGAATCATCCAAATGCAGTTTATACCGATGAGCAAATACATAATGTATGTAAAGAACTTGTCCGCAATCAGTTAACTATGATGGAAATTGGAGAGAAAACTGGAGTAACATATACCGTTGTGAAACAAATACGTTCGCACGTTATATGGAACAACATAAGCTCTCAATACGATTTTAGTCATTATAATCGTACTGGTCGTGGTAGACGTTTTACAGAGGATCAAATCCGATCAGTATGTACCTTACTCGAAGACAGATCGAATACAACAGAGGACGTATGTCATAAAAGTGGTATGCAACCAAACTTTGTTCGAAAACTTGCATTAGGATTGACACATACAGATATCACATCAGACTATACATTTACAACATGGAGGTCATAATTATGATTATAAAAATACAATTTCTTCACCAATTTAATAACTCTATATAAGCATGATGAGATACGCGCTCAACGACTAGGGAAAGCTAGACAACCATATTCGTAGAAATACGTAAATGAATCCTCGGATTCAGGTGGTTTGAAAATAAGGTAGTTTGAAATAACTACACGAAGCGAGTAGGTCCGTATGGACGAAAGGTAGGAGAAATCCGAAATGGGGAGCCTGGCGTATCATGGTAATAGTGGTACGCCAATGAAGATATAGTCTATTCGGTTTAGAGATAAAACGTAGTCAAGTCAACAAGACAATTATTAAATTCCAGCTAAACTACTTCCTCAAAGACCAGTACGAAAAGAACTTAACTGAAGTAACAAATACAAGAAACAACGATGGTCTGTCTGGTATTGATAAGATGGCAATGAACCTTGATAAGTATGATGAAGGTGCCGTTATCTTAGCAGACATCAACATCGAAGATACGTTAAATCGTATCCGTTCTATGGTAGACATCCCGATTTCCAAAGAAGAGATCGACTACTATATGGACAACTTGCATATTTCTCCAATTCATTTGGAGTATATCCGTTGCTACTATGCGAAGTATTTTGGAAACTGTCAGGATCTTTCCTTAATTCCAAAACGAGCAACCATTGAGTTACTCTTGATTTTAAAGAAGATTCTTCTTCTGGATCTTGGTTATGATCCATCTACGAAGACCATGAAACAGGCAGCCCTTCCATATATGCTGACTGGAAACGTGGAAGATCGTATTGTCAATCGTATGATCCGCCAGCAGAAGTTCAATGACGCATTAGAAGCAAACGATAAATTCCAGAGATTCAAAGAACGTGATTATCATATGCTCTTACAGATTCCTGGAAAAGAAGATATCTTAAACCAGAAGTTATCCACGGTGATTAACACGAAGTTTTCCTATGTTACATTCGAGGAACCAGAATTAACTGGAAAAGAAATCGAATATGATGTAGTCGAGATCGCGGATGAGTTAGTCACATTCTTAGATTACTTCTAAAATAGAGACGAATCCGGGGATTGATAAAATTCTCGGATTCGTATTTTCACAAATAAAATGCATATATTATCTACATGATATCAATCATATGAGGTATCAAATAAAAACTTAATATGGGAGGTCATCACTATGGAAAGTATGGCTATTGTAAACACAGAAAAACTGAATATGGAACCGAAAAGAAGCATTTTATTTGGTAACAACGAGATCATTCGTCTGTTTGTCAAAACGAAGTACGAGAAGAACTTCTTGGCAACATCTATGTCGTTGTATCCAATTAATTCAAATCCGGACACACCGCCGATTTGTTCATTTTTCACGACAAATGGACGACGTTATACATTAGATTCACAGTGTGGTTCCAAGAGATATCTGGAAGGACGTGGAGGACAGAAAATGTCTATCACGTCAAAAAGAAAAACTGGCTATCACCAGTACCATACGGTGAATATTCAGGATGGGGACATTTACCTTGTGGAGGTAAAACGGACGTATCCAAATCCAGATGTTCCGTTTCCAGAACCAAGTTATGAACTTGTCTCTATGCGACAGAGAAATGATTCGTTGGAAGATCAGATTGAATTCATGTTACAATACTGCAGAATTCGTAAAGTATTTAAACGTACCGAGATATTTCTGTCAGAGAAACAACAGGCATGGGGTCATTCCATTACAGCAAACGGATTCGGAAATGCTGGAAAGACGTTCTCTAAAGTACACCCTGGATATTCCAAGATGATGCGTAATCGTGTATTTAAATACGATTATTCTGGTATCATCTGTTATAATACAGCTTATAAATGCTTTGATCTCTTTGTAGGTTCTGAACTTGCAGAAAACGATGAGAAGTTGTTCAATTATTTGTCAACATACATCGTTCCACAAAGAGATCATAACATCTGGGGTATCGTGAAAGACGAATTTGTAGATAGTTGGATGGATTTTCCACCTACTTCATTCCCAGATGTACGATGCACGCTGAACTGGAAAGGAGAGTGGAAAACGTGGTAAGATATCATCTTGGTTTTGGATTATACGAAATAAAGAATACCAGAACTAGACGTAATGCCATGATTCCGTTGTCATTTCTGACATTAGGAGAGCAGAGCTCTTACATCTTAAGTAGCTCTTCAAAATACACCAGAAGTCAACTGTTACGTCGTATGTTAGAGGATAGTCCAGGGATTATCAAACCACTCCTTGGGAGTAATATTGATATTGAAAAGATTCAGGTTTCCGAAGTTCCAATGTCTTGGAATTCGACGTCGGCATTATCAACACCGACAAAGTCATCCCAAGATTTGGTTTTCCCTGCGATTTCAAACATGATCATTGAAGCAGTGGATGAGGATATGAAACACACGAAGTTTGTCATGTCCACAAATCTGAAATGGAACTTGCGAATCTTGGATTATGCAGTGCAACCATATCTGTATCGCAACATTAATCGTGATATTGATGTGGAACCAATGAACGATAGTCTTGGTTATATGCTGAAGATTATTTGGAGTTGGACAAATGAGCAGATCGATACGTTCTATGCGAAAAAGAAGCACGAGCCAACGTTATATGCGATTGCTTCCGACACACATAAAAGGTACATAGATCTGATGAGTCAACTAAATCACTTGTCAATGGTCGAGTGCCCGGATGCAAGTAAGAAGGAGTTAAACGATATCGTACGTAAACGTATCGCAATCTTTACAAGTGCACTGTATCCGTCGATTGATCCAAGCAACATCTTATTGCTTGGTACAGAATACAGCTCTACCATGACAGCTGTTAAGTATATCAAATTGCAATACAAGAAATACTTGATGGTTGCCGCTGGATTCTTAAAGAACCCACAAGGGAGTTTAACGACTGCTCCCATATTTGAAATCACTCAGGAGGATGATCTAATGACCATCGATTCTTTAGAGAATCATACGACTGAGGTATATCCTGAAGAAATTGGTTATAACTCTGGACTTATCTGTAGCTATTTGCATGAATATCCAGATATTACAGAGATTACCAATATTCAGTTATTATTAGACTAGGAGGTGAAAGACATGGATTCAGAAATGATGAAAAGAGTTGCAGTCGCTGTTGGAAAAGTTTTAGGAGTTGTTACACTCTGGAAACTGATCACAGTGATCTGTAACCACGCTCATAAATAACGCATTAAGAGGTACCAGCATCCAGCCGGTACCTCTTTTTTTGGGTTTCCATCTGAAACCCGTACATTCCGATATTAGAACTTTTTCACGATTTAACAGGACATATATACAAAATGTTGTACATCAGTGACAACCAGTCACCTAACATAATGTTTAGAACATAGAATATTGATCTACAATTCTGGAAATCTCTTGTGCAACTACTTTCATATTTGCATTTGCGTCGTCATTATGAATCGTGGTGTTGATACGAACCACGTTGGTGTTCATGATCCGAACATTGTCAGATGGTCCTAACCATTGACGCATTGTGGTGTAGATATTCGCATTGAATCCTTTGGTATAAATACCAGGATTACTCTCTAAAGAAAATCTACGAAGAACTTCTTCAATACGTGTGGTTTGTGACAGTGGATCGTGGTATTCCAATTCTCTGGAAATGGTTCTGTATAATAAGACTTCATACGGCACAACCATATGAATGTCATTGATGTGAAAGTTTGTTTCTAACTCTACTTTATCACGCATCATCAGGTATGCATCTAAGTTCGAGCAGCACAGACAAACTTCAATATCATCACTATTAATATCGTCGAACATCTCATCCTCTGGAATAAAACTGTACATCCATTCTTGTAACGTCCCATTGTCTCCAACTACATGATATGTTCGAATCAAAGATAGATCGAGAGCTTTCTCGAGCATCTCTGCGTCAGACACAAACTTGTATCCGCATTCTGCAGGGGTTTTACCCACTTCATCTGGACGTGGCGGACGAGTCGTATACTCGTAACCAAAGTGTAACTTATACGGCACATGCACAACATCATAGAGTTCGCGAAAGTGCTCAAAAAAATTTCCAGATCCAGTGTCCCATAAAGTTTTCAGATTGTTTCGTACGGTGGTCTTTCCGGAACCGGATTCCCCACTTAAAACAATCACATATTTGCGCTTCTGTCTTAATGGTATAGTAGTTATCCTCTTGTAATAATCATTGGTTTCAGTCCTCGTCCAACCATCTTCTTTTTCAGGGTAATTACAAGATCATTTGGAACGATGACATATAAGGTTGTCTTGTAGTCACTTGGCATGTTCTTAAATCCTGCAGAGATTAAGGATGAATATGTTTTTCCATCTCCAAGTTCAATCATCGCACAGCCATCTTCTAAGACTTCTCCCAATTTCTTGTAAACGTTGTTACGTTTTACATCGGTATCCACCTTAAAGCCCATAACGGTAATTGGCTGAGATAACAGATCCTCACGAATCTCCGCTTTGAGTTCTTCTTTTTTTGGACCCTCTGGCATCTGTACCACCTGATCTACTTTTTCTTCCACAGTTGGTTCGACAACTGGTTCAGGAATTGGTTCTGGTTTTGCTTCGGCAGAGGCTTCCACTTCCAGAGATTCTTCATTTACAAATCCAAGATATTTTAAATCATCGGATTTTTTGGATTTCTGATAGACAGCAACCCAAGAACGAATCGGAGATGTCATTGCCAGACGGCCATCGATTACAACACGCTGTCCTTTCTGAAGACGAACAAACTCAAAGTATTCACCTCCTGGACCATACAAAGTAGTACAGATATCTTTTACACGGGCATTGGCATGAAACTCTCCGTAGGCTACATTTGTAAGTTTTACGTTGGTTTCAATGTCATTTGCTACGACTTCAGAAGCATCTCCATTTACAAAATCTGCATCTTTGAATACGAAAATATGTTTCTCTGTAGAACCAAGTAAGATTTGAAGATTTTCTCCATCCACGGAAGTCCGATGGTCAATACTGATTAATTTTGTTCCGATTGGTGCCATTCCAATCTGACTTAAATTCTTATCATAAATCGGAACCTCATGTCTTGTTACGGTGTACTGCATTGGATACAGTGCATCGATCTGATTTGTTTCACTCATTTTGTTGTTTCCTTTCATGATTATTTGGTGTATTTCACCGATTAGGTGACTGTAAATAAAAAAATAGAAAGAGTCTTAGACTCTTTCTATAATTTGAATTTTTTAAGTTTGATTTGATCTCTTGGAACACCGCAGTCTTTTCCAATGATGTTGTAATAGACGTAGATGTCTCCAAAGAGATACTTGGCTTTTCGAAACAGCTTCTGAAAATAGTACAGATCCGTTTTCTTTTTGGCTTTCTGGTTAAACGCAGCATCGTTATCTGGAAAGATATTGATGTTTACGTTGGAACCAATAAATCCAAGATCAATCAAGAAGATCAGGAACTGCTCATAGTGGTTTCCTGTGATACATACGTTCAAGGTATTTTCTTTATTATAACCTAAGTTATATGTCACCGATATAATATCCATCACTCCTTCACCAATATTAATCGTAATTGGTCTAGTCTCGTATGGATCTAATGCGGTCTCCAATGTGTAAATGACACGGTTTTTTGATGACTCTGAAGAAATCGGATATTTCACCCAAGAGAGTTCATGAGTACCGGTGATATCCCTTAAGAGAATATGAGAATTTCCGTAAGTAAGAAATCCGACATAATCTCGTTCGAGAATATTCATCTGCCAGAGCGGATAACGATATTCTTCTGCGGAAATCTTGTTTAACACCAGGAACTGGTGTAACGATGTGATCGTCTTGCATGTTACAAGTTCTTGATCGGTAAACGCTCTTCCAAGTCGATCTTCAATGTATTTTGTCTTACGTCCACGAATAACTGGCGGTCGTTTGTATTCAAATACATTCAGTTCAGTTTCATCACCGTATCCATTCTTCGCTCGTTTTCTGGAAGTGCTATTAATTCCACTAACAAGCGCTTTTGTATTTGCATCAGACAAACCAAGAGCGGTTAGGAAATCTTCCGTAACCGCTCCGTGTTCACCACATTTGTGACAGATAAATCCTGGGTTATAATCGTTGTCCGTATTAAAGACAACATAACAATGCGCATGATGTATGTTGCTACTATCACCACAAAACGGACAACGAATTAACACTCGTTGATCATCAACTGCACGATAATAACTGTCTTCGGATTGACAGTAATCTTTGATTGCCTCTCGAAGTTGAATCTTATTCTGCTGGTTGTGCATCATCATCACCTGCACTCTCAGCTGGGCTAGATGCATTTTCCAGTACACGTTTCATAACCATATGATCGAAATCATCTGGATCTGTGCCAAGCATTCCGACGATCTGATGTGCGAGCTCTCTTGCATTATTTAAATCCTCATGGAGTCTGGCGTATGCATCAATTACTTTTTTCAGTTTTGGAGGGGCACTTTTTAATTTTGTAGCAGCAATTGGGATATCATTTCCCATTTCGTTATATCGACTAATGAAATCTCCAAGTATTTCTGCCAAATTTTTAACGGCATTATCGACAATATCCAGAAATTTCTCGAAATCACATTCACGATTTTTCTGGATAATATCATGTGACAACTCGTTCACACAGTTGTCCATTGCTGTTGTTAATTCTGTGGATAAGGACGCATATGTGTATTCGTAGACGCTTGCAGTATGTGCTGGTGCAGTCAGACCATTTTTCAACAATTGTACCTCTTTTGATATGGTAAGCATCTCTTTCTGCAGATCCTCATCGTCGTTTCCGAATATAGAGTTTATTGCCTCATCCATAGATGGAGCATTCTCCATTTCTTTTTTCAACTGATCCATATTTACATTTACGTTTCCCATTGTTTATTCCTCCTTTGTTTGGTTTCAGTTAAATAGTATATCAATTCACGTACGTACTGCCTTTTGCCTGCTCGATGAATTCTCTGATATGTTCCCGCAAGGTCTTACTTTCAAAAGCAGTTCCTTCCACGGTATCCATAAAGTTCTGATATTCTTCCGGCTGTTCACGTTTCAGATAACAAATGAATTTTTCGTAAGATTGTATCACATCAATCAAGACATCTTCGCCCCGAAAGACATTGATCATATTTGCCGTATTTAAATCATAGTCATGACAGGTTGCAAGAATGTCATTCACGACATCGTTTACAGTTTTCTGCAATCGGAACATGCAATTGACTGTCTCTACGGTAAGACCACGAATTGTTAAGTTATGATAATCGAGTTCGCTCAGCCAATCAAACAACCACGGCAAATATTTTTCTCTGTTGCCTCTATTTGGGTGCGCTACATCGATTGCTTTCTGAAGGTATCCAGATACAAGGACATCTAATCGATACCCTCGTTCCAGAATTTCATCACCTACTTTATACATAGTGCAAGTATCTTTATAAACGGATACAAACCCTTTCCAAATATTGTACTGGTTGTTGAGTTCTTGTTTGGTGTGAGTGTCTCCTGGAATATAATTCTTGATAACCTTTTCCGCATAGACCGGTAAGGTCTTTAAAACAGCCATATTTGATGGAAGCTTATCGTAGAACTCCTGACAAATGCTACGGATTAAAGATTTAATAGTATTCTCATATGTACTCATTTTGTATATCCTCATGTAGTTTTATAAGCTAGATACGTGAATATCGTTGGTCTTGAAATTGATACTTAAATCAATACCAGATGCTCCTTTGTATCTTGCATAGTAGATGCCAACCTGCACAATATCAAATCCGATCTCATCGGTAAGCTGGATACACTCATCAATTATGTCATCGTAGAAGTCTTCATCAATTTTTCCAAGCGCATACATGTCATCGATTAATTTGTGATGGGCGTCTACCTGCACTTTTGCCATATCCAGATTATTAAGGATTGATTTTCTAATAGATAACAGGTCTTCCTGATATTTCGCGTTGCTAAATGGTGTGGCATCTGGTTTATCTTTATTTGCTGTGGCAACCAGATTATAGGTTCGATAAGACTCTTTGATTTCTCTGAGGAAATCATCCATATAATCGTCGACGTTCTCACTCCATGTTGTCAGAATGGATCTGAGGGTCATTTTTGTTTGGGTTTTCTTCAATGCTTCGATTATTCTCATTTTTATTACCGTCCTTATTCTTAAAATAGTTTTTCTCATAAAACGAACTCAATACAAGTTCGATGTTGTTATGTCTTAATTTTGAAATCATGGTAGCTGCCCATTCTAAGGCACTTGCAGTTTCTTCAGAATATTCCAATTCATCGTATAACTGCATTACTTTATATGCATAGTCACCCAATACGTTATAGGATGCATCACGACCGTATAATGCCTTGGAAGGATACCCATGTGTACATACAAGGGTAACTTGCCAAAAGTTCCATTCGGTTAATAATTGGCTCATCTTAGATGTCCATTCCTCAACACCCGTTAATTTTGGGCATTCGGTGAATGTTGCATAGTAAGCACCACGATAAATATACTCATCTTCTGGAATCAGATAGATGGACATACGCAAACCTTCTACATAGAACACGTAATCATCAATGCGTTTCTGCATGGTTTTATACTCTGGTGCACTCTCTAAGCCTTTCATCTTTTGTCTCACATATTCCCGAATCATAGGAATATCTCGTAGCGCATCGTTGAACGCATCAAGTAACATTTTCTCATTTTTTCCTACGATCTTATTTTGGACTGCATCTGCGTAAATCTTTTCCACGTTATGGTGGGACACATCCAATAAGTTATAGACGTTTGCGAGCGCATCTTCCATTTGAAGAGTGTGTCTCGAAAACGTGTCTCGCATCTCTTTTGTAAAACTCATAATGTTTTCCTCCTATCAAAAAAGAGACAACAGAGTTTTGCTGTCTGTTACCTCTTTGTTTTCAGGATTATTCCTTCTTATCGTCACTGATGTTGAATGACTTTTCAGCAGCTATCTGTTTTAACGTTTCCGTATCTGCTTTAATCTCTTCCGTCTTAGGTGCACCGGTAATTTCACCAGGCACATCTGATGGAATCACGCAGCAATC